TGGACAACATCAGCGAAGCCATAAGCCGTGGCGAAGCGATCACGGGGAAAAGAACGGGGTGGACATTGCTTGATAAAATGTTGGGAGGTTGGAATGCCGGTGATTTGATTGTTATGGCAGCGAGACCAGGGATGGGTAAAACTGCACTTGCATTGTCGTTGATTTATGATTTTGGGAAGTTAGGTGGTAAGGGTTTAATTATCAGTTTGGAAATGAGTGCAGAGCAATTGGCTAAAAGATATTTCTCATTGATCACAGACATTGTAAACTGGAAGATTCGGAATGCGACATTGAAAGAAAATGAGCTTTTTTATTTATGTGATTCGGTCAATAGAAGTCAAGTGGAATTCTTTGTGGATGAAGAACCAAACGCATCTATTCAGCAAGTAAAAGCCAAAGCCAAAACGCATAAAGCAAAGTATGGTTTGGACTTACTTGTGATTGATTACATCCAGTTAATGAAAGGTAGTAAGCAAAACAGAGAGCAAGAGATTGCCGAAATCTCAAGAGGTTTGAAGTTATTGGCAAAGGAATTGCAAATCACGGTGATTGTGTTGGCTCAGTTGTCACGAAAGCCTGAAGACAGAGCAGACAAAAGACCGATGTTATCTGACATTCGAGAGAGTGGAAGTATTGAACAAGATGCCGATGTTGTGATGTTCCCTTTCCGACCAGCCAAATACGAAAGCGTACAACCGGAAATTGAAGATGCCGAATTGATTATTTCTAAAAATAGGCACGGGGAATGTGGTATAATTTTAACCAATTATATTGGCAATAGAACAATGTACAAGGAACGCATATGAGAAAGTATTGGACAAAGGAAGAAGCTGAAGAATTACAACGGTTATATCCAACAACCACTGGGAAAGATTTGGCTTTGCGTTTTGGATGTAATGTCCAGCAGATTTACAACCGTGCAAACAAAATGGGATTACATAAAGATCTTGATTTTTTGCATCAATACTATCGTGAAAACTTCAAAGGACACAAAGCCACTCAATTCAAAAAAGGAATGAAATCCTGGAATAAAGGTCAAAAAGGATTACAGATCGGAGGAGTTGAAACACAATTCAAAAAGGGTAGATTGCCACACAACACCAAGCCGATTGGATTCCGTTCATATCGTGATGGGTACTTGGTGGAAAGAGTTGAGAAAGGATTTGAATTTGTTCACAAACTAATTTGGAAACAACATCACGGAGAAATACCAATGGGAATGTTTGTGGTATTCAAAGACCGAAACAAGAACAACATTTGTATTGAAAACTTGGAAATCATTGACCGAGTGGAACACATCCGGAGAAATCACATCCAAAATCTACCACCAGAATTGAAGGAAGTAGTACATATTAAAAAATCAATCACACGAAAAATTAATCAAATAGAAAAAAATGGCACGAAATAAAATTAACGATCTCCGTGATCACTTATTTGAAACACTGGAACGCCTGAAAGATGGTGACATTGACATCGCAACTGCAAAAGCAATGGCAGATGTTGGACAAGTAATTATCAATTCAGCAAAGATTGAAATTGATTTCATTAGAGCAACTGGATCAACAAAGGATTCAGGATTCATTCGGTTAGGCGAAGGCAATGAAAAGTTGTTATGAAGATAATTGATAGACGCAGAGACGAACAACTTGGAACAAAAGCAAAAGGATTGCCAATGTACAAAGAGTTTATACAACTCGTTGAAAAGGATAAAAGGGTACAATCATACTACAATATGAAAGATATGCTCTTAGATGCGTTCAAATGGGATAAAACGCCACAAGGTCACGAGTACTGGCAATCGGTTTATGATTCAATCGTTATAGCAGACCATCCCAAATGTCCCCAGTGCAACACCATTGGCAAGGTAAAATTGCTCAAGACCTTGGACAAGCACAAGTGTAACAAATGTAAAATCACATTCTAATGATCAGCCACTATCAAGAAGTACACAACCTTAAGCAAGAGATTCGCAGATTGCGATTGCAGATTGCAGACATAACAGTCAAGCACGACAAAGAAATTAAAAGGCTGAAAGAAGAAATCATTCAACCAAAGTGCGATTTGAATAGCATTGATGCTGACTGGACAGATGCGATGAGAGTTTGTTGTCAAGCCTACGATGTCACACCTGATCTCGTTATTTCATCATTGAGAAAACAATCCGTGGTGTATGCTCGTCATATGTTTTCATTCCTTTGCCGTAAGCACTTGAAGATGACATTCTCATCAATTGGCTATATATTGGGGAGAGACCATTCCAGCGTGATGAATGCCATCAATGTGTTTGACAATCTAATTACACACGACAGAAATACACGACAGACATATGAAACATCCGTTCAGTTATTGGGTGATTACTTGCACCAAAGGACTCTCATCATCGATTCACATCTTGTATGAAGAGGATCAGGTGATAAGATGTCAAAAAAAATACGAAAAAGATGGTTATATTTGCATTATTGAAAAGAAAAATTGAATAAAGATGCCATCATATTGGAACTATCCAAAGCCGATTGGTTGAGGAAAGCAACCAAGAACATTGCAAAAAACAATGAGTTGGCAAGGGAGTTGTATCAATTTTACTTTTTAACTATCCTTGAGAAACCTGATGAACAAATCGAGAAAATATACAGAGACGGATACATCCAGTTTTGGTCAATCCGTCTTTTATACCTTTGTATCAACGGCAACCGGCATCCCTTTGGCGAATCAAGAATATATGATCAACAGGATGTGTACGAAATTGACTTCGCTGAAGACATTGACTTACTGGATGACAGAGAACAAGCCGAAGGAATTGAACTTGAAAGAATCAACAAAATAAACCAAGTAACGGAATCAGCATATTTCTATGAACGAGAACTTTTCAAACTATGGTGTTCAGGAATGTCTGCAAGGGCAATCCATAGAAAGACAGATATCTCCGTTCGTGAAGTACTGCGAGTAATTAAACTAATGAAAGACCGATGCACACAGAAATAATTGGAATTGCTTGTTTGGCAATCATCATCGTAAACTTTGGCAAACCAGCCGATCTATTAAAACGCTATCTGTACGGAAGCGACTATTCCAAATGGAAGCGAATGAAACCCCTTGACTGTGCTTTCTGCTTGTCTTGGTGGTTGGGCTTGTCCTTTTTCCTATACACCTACGGTTGGGTGGGGATAGTTTACGCATCCATCGCCACCGTGATTGTCGCACTATTAGAAACAAAACTATGAGCAACATTGAATTTATACTATCACTCCAACCCCTTTACGATGCTTGGAAGAAAACACAAGTATTCGCACCATCACCAGAACAAGGGGCAATCCTTAACAATGTACACCGTGAAATCTTCGGAAGGAATTTACCAAATTGCAGTACTTGTGTGACCGAAGCATTGCACTCACTTTTGATATGGGCAAACCAACAACAAGAAGCCATCACCAAAGCACAACTTGCCGATGATGAGCATAAACCAAAGAGAAGAAGAAAGAATGAGCAATGAAGAAACACACAATGACATACCTAAACCATTTTGGATATGACATAAGTGACTTCATCCCTTGTGAGGTGTGTGGCAAAACTGCCGTGGACATCCATCACATTGAAGCGAGAGGAATCGGAGGGAGCAAAGAGGCAGACAACATTGAAAACCTGATGGCATTATGTCGTGAGGATCACATCAAGTTTGGAGATAAGAAACAATACAAGGAGTGGTTGAAATCTATTCACGAACAAAGATTGTCAATGGTAAAATAAATTCGGGATAAATTCGGGAATATGGCAATACAAGAGAAGCAACCACACGGAGGGAGTTTGACAAGACCGGAGAAAGGAGAAGTCCTAAATCCGCACGGCAGACCAAAGAAGTTGATCACCCAATTGAAAGAAATTGGATATCAAAAAAGCCAAGTTGAGGATACCGTCAATACAATGCTCACGATGTCACGCAAAGACCTTGAGAAGATAGACAAGGGTGATGAGTTCACTATACTGGAGAGAATCATTGCCGGTGCATTATTGAAATCGCACGACAAAAACTCCTTGTTCAACTTGGAGATGTTGTTAACACGATCACAAGGCAAACCAAAAGAAACGATTGACCAAACAATAGAAAGTAAAAATTTCACAATAACTTTGAATTTAGATGAAAGCAAACTGGAGAGATGAGAACATCCTACCACCTGAAGATGAACGACTTTGTGTGGTGAGTGATAACCAAGAAATCAAACACCTTGCCCGTTACATTGAGGGTTATTGGATTGATGAATTTACAGGGAACTTTGTGGAGATGTTGTACTGGATGCCCATCCCCTTACTGCCGTACGAATGAAAGTAATCCAGTCGGGTCATCTTGGTGATTTGATCTATTCACTCACGGCAACCAAGCGAGTTGCAGAGTTGCACGGTGCGGTAGATTTTCACATCGGATTCCGTGAGCAGAATACTGTTTCAGGTCATCCAAGCGGTGGATACTGTATGAACTTAAACTCATACGAATATATCAAACCATTGCTTGAGCATCAATCCTACATCCGAAAGGTTGAGATGCACTCGCACATTGATATGGGTTATGACTTTGATAAGTTCAGGCATCACGGATTGAATCTCGCTGCTGGTGATTTGAGACGGAATCACTTTCTTGTCTATCCCGAATTGATCACCGACCTTCACGAACCTTGCATTGAAGCGAGTGAACCGATTCCATACTTTGCCGACAAGATTCTTTTGAACTTCTCTGCTCGTTATCGCAATCACGACATCAACTATTTCCCATTGAAGGAACACAAGTGCGTTTTCTTTGGATATGAATCCGAATACATTGCATTCACCGAGAGATGGCAGTTGGATTGTGAACTCTTAAAATGTCAGGATGCTTTGATGTTGGCAACCATTGTCGGCAGTTGTAAGGCATTCATTGGGAATCAGTCAAGCACCTACGCCATCGCAGAGCAAATGAAGGTAAAACGATTGCTTGAAGTATGCGTTCACTCACCGAATGTTATCCCCGTAAACAATGGCTTTGATTATGTAACGAATCAAGGCTTTAACTTTTTATTACAAAACCTATGACACCACAACAAAAAGCAAAAGAATTAGTTGACAAGTATTATCAATTAGCCGAATCAATTGAATGGAGTGACAATGAAACAATGGTCAAAGCGGAGAAATTTAATGATGATTTGGGAAGTGATGTTTTGACATATTGGAATGAATTAGCCAAAAAATCTGCGTTGTCTGCAGTTGATGAAGTTTTGGATGATTATGAACAATTCCCCTACAAAGTACAATTAGGGAAAGATTACTGGAACGAAGTCAAACAAGAAATTCAAAACCTATGAAACTTTTAATACTAACAGACGGAATCAATGGTGTGGTTTACCATCGCATCTATGCACCACATTTGAGAATGCAAATAAACGGAGAAGCGGTGGTGGATGTCTGCCAATCACAAGCCGAATGGATGAAGGTTGACCTTACACCCTATGATGTTGTTGTTTTCTCACGATGGCTTGGAAAGAATCAGTACGATGTCTTGAAACGAATCACCGATGCCGGGAAGCCTTATGTGATAGATGTGGATGATTATTGGGTGTTACCAAAATACAACCCTGCATACTGGGCATATCGCAAAGGGATCAAGAACTCAATCAAGGATGCCATCAACTATGCGGATGCCGTATTCTGCACAACTCAAAAACTCGCCAATGAAGTGAGGACAATCAACGAGAATGTCTACATTGTGCCAAACTGTTTGGATACATCGCACAACCAATGGAAGCAACCAAAGGAAAAGAACGAGAGAGTGAAAATTGGATGGGTTGGTGGAATCACACACGAGGAGGATTTGAAGCTCATTGCCGATGACATCAATTCAATGGATGTGGATTTCTACATTTGCGGTTATACACCGAGTGATCATTGGAACAACATTGTGAAACTGATTCCCAAAGCCAACATCGTTCAAGGCACTTCGGTATTTGAATATGGTGAGGTCTACAAGCACTTTGATTTCGTACTTGCACCCCTTCAGGACAACCACTTCAACAACTGCAAATCGGAGTTGAAGATTGTGGAAGCCGCTGCCTATTCTATCCCCATTATCTGTTCAGCAGTTTACCCATACTTATACCATACAGGAAACGATGGTGTAATCTTTGCAACTCAAAACAACTGGAAGGCATCCATTGAGAAACTTATTGATGCTGGTCATTCGGTGAGACAATCAATGGGCGAATCAAATCGCATCTATTGTGAGACCTACCACAACCTTGAACTGCACAACCTAACACGATTGAGTGTTTACCAAAGTTTATGCAAATAACCTATCAAAGACCATATGTCACCAGTTACCAAAAAGACATCCTTGATTGTGATGCTCGTTTTACCATTACTGCTGCGAGTACAAAGACGGGCAAGACGGCAAGTCATATCATATGGTTATTTGAACAAGCGTTGAAATGCAAGGACAATCAATCTGTTTGGTGGGTTGCACCAGTATACCAACAAGCGGAGATTGCATTCCGAAGGATGAAGTCACAAGTCACGGACAAGAACTTCTTTATCAGCAACGAAACCAAACTTTTACTCACCCTTCCAACTGGTGCAAGGATAGAATTCAAATCGGGTGAGAAGCCGGACAACTTATATGGGGATGATGTGTATGCTGCGGTGATTGATGAGGCATCAAGGATGCGTGAGGAATCGTGGTATGCTATGCGTTCAACCCTAACTGCCACACAAGGCAAGTGCAAACTGATTGGGAATGTCAAAGGAAAGAAGAATTGGTTCTATAAGTTGGGCGAACGGGCGAGAAGCGGTGAGAGTGAATATAAGTATTTCAAGATCACGGCATATGATGCGGTCAAGGAAGGGATTCTCAAACTGGAAGAGGTTGAACAAGCCAAACGAGATTTGCCACTTCACGTTTTCAATGAACTCTATTTGGCAGAACCAGCCGATGACAAGACAAACCCATTTGGAATTGATGCAATCCGTAGTTGTTACAAGCCAGTAACCAACAGAAGTGTTGTGGCTTGGGGTGTGGATTTGGCGAAGTATTCGGATTATACGGTGATCATTGGGTTAGATGCAAATAATTGCGTATCGTATTGTGACAGATTCCAAGCGGATTGGTCGCAAACATTGGCAAGAATTACGGCATTGATTGGGGTAACTCCAGCATTCTGTGATAGTACCGGTGTGGGTGATCCTATCGTTGAGCAATTGCAAAGAAGCCATCCCCGAATCAAAGGGTTTAAGTTCACATCACAGAGCAAACAACAACTAATTGAAGGGTTGGTCATCAGCGTACAAAATAGGGAGGTGTATTTCCCTGAAGAACCCATCGGAAGTGAGATGGAAAACTTTGAATTTGAATACACAAGAACGGGTGTAAGGTATACCGCACCACAAGGGTTGCACGATGACTGCGTGATGGCTTTGGCTTTGGCAGTTGACTGCAAGAAACACAACAGACCGGGAACTTTTTATTTTGCATAATATGAACTGGAACAACATAACCATCCACCAACTGCAAGAGATTCACTCTTGTCGTGATATGTCCAACATTGAACGGACAATGAACATCCTTGCCATCGTTAACCATTGGTCAATGGACAAGGTTGAATCAATGCCGATTGATGACCTAACAAGAGAGTTCAAAAAGTTGGAGTTCTTGAATGAGCTTCCAAACCGTCCTGTGCAATTTATGTTCAAACACAAAGGAAGATATTTCCGATTGGCAAAAACACCGAACGAGATTTGCGGACACCACTTCATTGAACTCCAGCAAGTGTTCAACGGAGATACGATTGAAAGCCTTCATAAGATAATGGCTTTACTTGCGTACGAGGTGGATTTCTTCGGCAAGTCAAAGACCATCAAAGATGCTCAAGCACACTATCAGGATAAGTGCGATTTGTTTCTGTCAATGACTGTTCCGTTGCCGTATTCTTATTCGCTTTTTTTTTCGGCAGTTTATCCAGAGTTATTGAAAACTATCCAATCCTATTTGATCAAGGAGATGGAGAAGTTGAACAAGGAGATAACGTCAGCCCGTTAGGTTGGTTGGAGTTGGTTGACAGAATTGTCAAAGGAGACCGTACGAAGTGGGATGCGATTCTCACAATGCCTTTGATTGAGTTCTTGAACACCATTGCATTCTATAAGCAGAAAACCAAGGAGAGACAAAAGCGAATTGAACAGGCAGCGACAAAAGGATTCAATGCCTATGTTGTGGCTTGTCTGCACGAAATGTTGTAAATGGAACGCATTCCAACGAGTGCTATTTTTGTGTGTGGCATTATCAATCACTCAACAACCCAATACTTATCACCCAGCATTCAATGACACAAACTTTGTGATCACGGAATCAAGCGGTGGTATCTACACAAAGGACAATTTCAAGTTCATTGCAGATGTCAAGGTCGCATCAACTACCGTGGCAAAACTCAAAGCACCCATCTATTTTGGAAGTACGAACAAAGGGGTGTTCAACATCGGGCGAATCTTGGAATCTTATGTGACCAACAATTGGGAATTCACCGATTCATCACCAAGCGGATGCGTAAACTCATTCACGGATTACGAGGTTGAATTTGGGTATGAGTATTCACCATCACCAACGGGAACAATCACCGAATACCTTGACTTGACTTCAGCAACTGGAACGGTTTGGAACGCATCATTGAACCCATTTGATTTGGTGACATATGCAGAAGGGCAATATCTCGCCACATCCACATCCGCAAAGTTCTTGACCAATGTGAGAACACGAACCATCCACAGAACGCAAAAGGATTGGCTCTATTGTTTGAAGGGAGATGCCACAAGCGTTTTGATTACTTACTCCGATGCCAGTACACAAACATTCTCTTTGCCATCTTCAAAGGTGGTGAGGATTCCTGTTGGAAGCCAATTGACAATACCCGGTGCAGCGACATTCTTCGATGTGGTGTTGAAGGCTGGAGGTACTTCCAAATCCGAGACATACCGATTCAACATAAAAGATGAATGCAGTAAGTATGAAACAACTGATATCTTCTTTATGAACCGTTTGGGAGGGTTTGAATCCTTCCGTTTTAATATGGTGAGAAGAGACAACTTTGAAGTTACAAGGAAGCAATTCCAACAGAACCCATACACACTCGGTGCAACTTACGGTTATCAAACATCGGCAAGAACTCGCACCAATTATCACACAGAGACAAGCCAAAAAATCAAACTGTTCAGTAACTGGATAAACGATACGGAATCTGTTTGGTTGAAAGACCTGATTGAATCTCCGGTGGTGTATATGTATGATGGCACTTTGTATGCGGTCAACATTGACAATGCCAACTACGAGCAGAAAAAGACGGTACAAGATAGGATGTTTAACTTGGAACTTGACATCACTCTTTCATTCGCTGACAAATCGCAACGCATATGAT